CGCAGATTCCCGGCAAAGCCACGCTCCACCTTATCCAGCACATACGCAGCTCGGCGCATGGTCATGGCATCATTGTAAGGAACCGAGTTGGTGATAATGATGGTAATTCGGTCTTTCTTGCGCGTGATCCGGCAAGAGCCCTCTCCGGTTCCGTGTCGTTTCACCCAGGCGGGAATGCGGTTTGCTTTGAGCTCAACCGCAGCAGCATTCCACCCGGCAGCTTCGCGCCCCAGGCTCTTTTTCTTTTTGGCGAGCATACGGCGAAGCGATGCATCGCTCTGGTAGCCCTTTTTCGTGATGCGGTGTGTCTCGAAGTGGTGCGTGACTCGTGTCGTCCATTCAGCCTTGACCTGTGATGGATTCTTGCTCAGAACCATAGGCATGGTGTTACGGACAGCCTGAGTCGTAAAACGTCGAGCCCCCTCGGTAAGTGCTTCATCGAGGGTCTTCTGTCCCAGAATAGCAAACTTGGCCAGCTTGCGGTCAAGGGATGCGGAGTTGATGGTTACTGTTGCTGACATTCCAGAGAAATGATGGGGGTGGCTTTTTTGAAATTAATTGTGGTGATGCGGTACTTTGCTCCATCGTACTGAAGCAAATCGCCCACCTTGGGGGTGGACGATAAATCGCTTCGGCGTACTCTCACCGTCAGCGAGCGGAGGGGCGAGAATCCACCCAGCTCCAACTCGGCTGACAATGAGCCGTCATTTACCAATGCCGGGAGCCTAGCCCCACCGATGTCAACGTATGTCGGCAGTTCCGCATGGATAGACAGGAAGTCTGCATTCATTTCATCGGCGAGGCTCATGGTCAGGAGGCGGTGGTGGCGATGCGCTGGAGAGCTTCGGGGCGTACGACCTGATACCCGTACAGGCATTCCAGCGTGATATACACCTTGTTGGAGGTCGTGTCCGTATAGCGCAGGTAGCCGAAGGTCAGCCCGGTTACGGGGTCGGTCACGGCTCCGGCTTCATCGTAGTTAGCAATGGGCTGGAGATAGCGCATAGCTACGGCTACGGCAGAGGGATGAGCAACAAATCCGGCAAGGTTCTCGCCGTTGTCCGGCACGCAGTCCGTCTCGTACACGTTGAGCCCGGCCAGTCGGTTGACGCGAGCTTCCACCACGCCCGGCTGTGCCAGATTGGTAATGAAGCTGCGAGACACGATGTCGTCTGCCAGTAGTGCGGTATTCAGGCTGGTATTGAGTACCAGAGAACGCCCGGATTTCGGCATCTTCGCCTTGTTGCAAGCCTCGCGGATTTTCAGCACGGTCTTGTAGGAGAAGTCCTCAGCAGATGCAATCTCGGTTGCGGTCGTGAACTTGGCTTTCTTGATGCAACTGAAAATGTCCGTAAGAACATCAATGGCAAGCTGCTGGGCAGCGGTGGATACCAGCTTCTCCAGCAGGGGAATGGCCGTAGTGGCAGCCTCCTTGGCGGTCATGTGTACGGTCTTGAACTTGTGCTTGTTGAGCACAACCGGAATGGTACTGGCCTCATTGTCGATGTCCTTCACGTAGTTGCCATCGAAGTCGGAGGAAGGAGACGGTGCGCCCACCACCGGAACTTTGACCGTATCGCCCTTATCGGCAGAAGTCGGCCCGAAGTTGGTGGAGAAGATGGAGAGCGGCATCAGCTCGGTCATCCACGGCAGGAGTGCGGACTGCGAGATGCGGACATCCTTGAGGTCTGTGAGTGTGTTAGCCATAATGGTAATTCAGATTGGGTTAGAGGTTGTTGTAAAGTTCAGCTCGCTCGGCATTGCTCAGGGAGCGCAGGAAGAGCGTCTGCTCTGCGGGGTCTTTGATAGCTGCAAAGCGTTCACTCACAGGACGGACAGCAGGGTCGCCCTTGCTCGTGACAGGCTGTGCGGCTGCCGGAGCCCCGTAGTATTCCGCAGCACGCTCTTCGGCCGATTTTGCCTCAGCCTTGAGTCGCTGCACTTCATCGAGGGCTTTGCGGTGAGCCCCCTCCATCTCGGCCAGCTTTTCTTTTGCGTGAGCCAGATTATCCTTGAGCTCCTCATTCGCGGCCAGCAGAGTGGTGTTTTCTGTTTCCAGCGCAGTAAATCGTTCGGTCTGCTCGGTCAGACGTGCGTTGGCGGCATCGAGTTGTTCATCGAGTGTTTCCATATCTGTGGGGATGGTGTCAAAATGCTTTGCTCCCGGCATGACGGGTGATGAGTTTTTCCTGTACCGCCGAGAGCGAGAGAGCACAGGCATCCACGAGTTTCTTGTCCCGGGCATCGGTTCCGTAGAAGCTCTGCCCCTCCATATCCGTTTCATCAATCGCCCGGCGGCGAGTCACAGCGTGTTTGAACCTCGCCCAGGTTGCATTGACCTGCTGATTGAGCCTCGCACGTTGCTCATCGGTCAGGCTGGTGCCTTCCATTCCGGTACTCTTGTACTTACCAGCGGCAAAGACTTCCATCTTCAGACCGTTGCGGTCGTATAACGCAGAGCTATCTACCACCGGCATAATGACTCCAATGGAACCCACAGTAGCAGATGGGGCTGAGTAGATGACATCTGCTTGGCTGGCCACCCAGTAAGCTGCGGAACAACATTGCCCGGCGGTGAAAGCGTAAACGTGCTTATCTCTGGCCACGGTGCGCACGACCTGAGCCAGTTCCGGAGTACCGTTGACGGTGCCACCGGGAGAGTCGATATCGAGCAGGATAGTGTGAACAGACGAATCTGCAGCGGCTTGCAGAATAGCAGCGGAAGTATCTTCCATGCTGCACAGCTTCACACCAAAAAGAGCGGAAACAATTTTCTGGCGGGGCGATACCTGACGCAGCATAGTTCCGTGAATACTGATAGTAGCAAGCCCCTCCCTCAGTTCATAGGGAAGAGGCTCCTCCTCATTCCCGGAGGGAGTGGGCGTTTGAAAGTTCACCGAGCAAAGCTCCCGGTAGGCTTCCAGCGTTATCAGCCAAGGTTGTAAAGGTGCAGTAATCATGGGTCGGTCTTGGTAAAGGATTGATACAGGTCTTGCGGACTTACGCCGTACTTGGCCGCTACTTCTTTCACGAGGGCCATCTCGCGGGCGCGGGTTTCCAGCTCATGGTGGATGTCGCAACCGAGTTCAGCAAAATGGTCAGTTAATGTTTTCAACCCCGCCTTTACATCCTCACGATTCTGCTGGGCTTCGCGCCCGGCATCCACCGTGACCCGGCGGGGTGTGACGAAATCGACCTCAGTCCAGTTCTCTGCGGGTGGCAGTTTGCCCGCCGTTATGGCATGCCCTATGACAAAATGCCAAATCGGGCGAAGCATACGGTCAATGAGCACGGTTTGTCTGCGGCTGAATCTGCGGTCGGCTTTCGCCACGGTAAGTCTTACTCCGGCACCACCGATTTTCGAGGAATCGCTGGCGAACTCATAAGGCAACAAGCCCAGCGCACTATCACGTTGCAGGTAGTCGAGGAATCCTTGGAACGTAGGGCTGGGGCGGTTGCTCTGGAAACTCTCAATAGCTTCGTCCGGCTGAATCTTCACCAGCTTGCCACCAAGGATGGTCTGCAAGAATCCGGGGTCGCTTCCCTGGGGCTGGACCGGGGCATTGAGTTGGAAATCGCGGTCATCGACATCAATCTTGTTGGTCTTAAGGACTCGGGCAATATCGGCATTGTCCTTTACAGCGTGCTTTTCGAGAGCCAGCAGTTCGGCGGCATCCAGCATGTGGTTGATACTGTGCTGAATAGTAGGATATCCCCGCACCTGAGAAATTGACATGGGCGTAAAGATGTGCAGGACATCCCGGGCTGCTAAGTCGCGGTACTTGCCATTATCCAGCAGGAGGCGGTACGAGAGCGGCCTCCCCAGTTCGGACAAACGAATGCCATCAATGCACACTCTTTCGGTGGTATCTTCCTCGGTGCTGCCAATGCGGTGAGTCTCGATGAGCTGAATCTTCGGCTCTCCCTCTTCCTCAGTCTTGAGGATGAAGATTTCTCCGTCTGTTTCGAGCGCCATACACACAAGGTATTGGCAGGTGGTCAGGTCAAAGCGACCTGTGATTTCTGCATGTCTTGCCCAGCGTTTAAAGTAGTCGAGAGCTTGCTTGTTCCAAGAGGCATCTTTACTGGCAGGCTGCGGCAGGATGCCATCGCCGATGGAATACAAGGCCATGCTACCGATAATCTCCTGCAAGAAGCCGGAGTTCTTCACGAGATAGCGGCTCCGGCGCACCAGTTCCGAACGAATGCCTGGCGTCAGATCCAGCGAGGTATCGCGTGGCCCACAGCCCGGAACAGAGGCTCGGCGAGGGGATTGGTTGGCCGACTCAAAGACGGAATGCGTACCAAAGAAGATGCGGGCGGCAAGGCGTTGCAGGAAGTTCATGTGATAAAATCAGGTTAGTGGGGTAAGCGCCAGGCAACATGACTCAGGGAGCCGGGATATTCAGAATCACAGCTTTCGGTTTCCTGTCGCTCGAAATATCGGAGAGCATACTGGCATTCTTCCAGAACTTCGGTAACTGGCATGGCCTGTTGCTTGGTAACGGAGGTGCCGCCATCGTTCCAGCTCATGATGGTTTTACCCTCCATGAGCTGAGCCTTGGCCGAGGCGAGAATCTTCTCCACCTCGGCCTTTGTAAATCCACGAGTGAATAACCCTTTTGCACTCATACCTCAAAAGCATTGCGGGCTGTGGTGCTACTGCCAAACTTGGCAAGCTGGTAGTGTGGTTCATCTACAAACGATTTCCAAGTACCACCCCAGATGATGCCCGGAACCTGATTGTAGAGCTTTCCGACCTTTGCATACAGGGCATGGTCACCCAGGTACTCTTTACCCCGGAACACGCCGATATCCCAAGCAATGCCGAAATTGTGCATGCTCTGGCCACCACGGGCTTTGGTCACGCGCGGACGCTTGCGATAGAGAGCATCTTGCTCGGCATAGGTGCGAGTACCGCAGATGATGCGGACATCGTAGCCCTCAGCATCGGCTACCGCCTTGGCGGCTTTGAGCCAGATGCGGGCGGCTCGCTGAGTCTCGGGCGTAAGCGTGGCGATGTTGCGCTCGGAGCGCTCATCGAAGCTGCCGATTTCAGCCTTGATGCGTTCAGCATCGTTCTGCCACGCCTGGGCGGCGGCTTTGGTCTTGCGACCATTCACGCCATCCACCTTGCCGGGGGCGTACCCGGCAAAGGTCAGAAGACGCTGCCAGAAGCGAACATCTTTCTGAACCTGTGCCAGATTATCAGCCATTGGAGTCGTCTTCCTTGTCCTTAGTTACGATTCCCACTGCACCTGCAATGGCAATCCCGGCGGCGATAATGTGCTCTGCAAGTTCAGTAGAAATCGAGGCACCGCAAGCGGTGATAAGTCCGATGATACCGAGCCATGTAGAGCGCTCCTTCAGTCGATTAAAAATGTATTTGAACATGCCAAAGGGGGCATGTCAAAAAAGCCCCGCTCGGTAAGAGTGGGGCTTAAAAATCGAAAAATATTCGTGCTATCTCCAGAGCGGATGTTTGTTCCACCCCTGAGAAAAGCCAGCTTCACCAGCTGCTTTCAATAATTTACCATTCGGCTGAACAACTTGTTCTACTCTTTCTTTCCAATGTGATGTCTGAGCTATTTTATCCAGCCAAAAACCGCACAAAATAAACACAAATGCAGTATCCTTAGAACTAAAACTTGTATGTACTGGCGCCGCTACCGGCCTCCATTCAGAAGTTGCTTTATCGTATTGGTAATACCACCTGCTATCTACAGGGGCATGCGCAAATAATGGCCAATGGCGTTTGGTTTTCTTCATCCATAAATAGTTCCAAATACGCTTATGGTGCGCACAGCGATTCCGTACTTGGTGGAGCAAGATAAAGCTGGAAGTCAGGAAATCTTCTTCTACGCCCAAGTTGGATGCCAACTTGGTTTTCAAATCGGAGCGCAAATTTTCGTAGAGAGTTTTGATATTTCCAAACGTAGTCAGTTCCATTACGATCCAGATAGGTAAATCTGCAACGTTTTTTATTCCGTGAACAACTTTACAATGCTCAATGCGAGGGTCATATGAGCCTGAATCATCATATTTAGCTTGTATGTTTGCCAACCACTTCTGATGCCTTGTCTTACCTGTTCGCTTATCAACAGTAAGCATTGCAGGGAATAAAGAAGTATCTGCATGTGGCAAATTTGTCCCTGTTTCGGTTGCCAGCAGCTGAGTGATTGCATTCCGAAGAGCAATTTCAAATCGCTCAATGGCATCCATCAGGAGGAATCTCAGCTTCCTATCAAAGAGATAAGTATTCCAAACCGGAGCAAAACTGATTTTTTGTTTGAAATAGGATGTACGTCTAGATTTGTCCTGTGGATTCAATCGACGAAAAGGCCAAGTGTATTCTTCTAGCCGATAGTATCCTATCGCTTCTACCCTTTTCTCCAAAAGTAACCGTTCATCTGTATCACGACAAACAATACCATGCTTGATTAACAAGATGGTCAAATCCTTATTTGATAATGGAGCATCGAAAGCAGACATATAAGAAAAAATGTAGCCTCTAGGCACTCCCTTAGGGGCAACTAGAGGCTCTCTAAAAAGGCGGCCCATTCGCGCACTAAGTACGCTTATCCGCAGCGATGGCTTTTTGTACCATGGAAGAAAGATGATGTCAAGCACTATTTATAATCATGATTAAAATATGGCGCAATCTTATACGCAAACTGCCAGTTGCGGCAGGTGCGGTAGTTCTTGCTTCGGTAGTGCGGGTCGTTCGGGTTGGTATCTGCCATGCTGAACTTTACCTCTTCGGCGTTCTCAATCTCAATGTAGATGCCATTCCGCTGAACGGTTAAGAGGCTTCCATCTTTTTCCCGGAAAGCCAGATGGAAGTTGCGGCTCCACACATAGGGGCGGCTGACTCCGCACAGGTAATGATAGGGAGCATCCGGCAACGTGATGTTCGAGACTTCGGTCAGGTTGGCTTTGATACGCGGGTCATATTCTCCCACGAGACAATGAGCACAATGCTCTGCCAGATTCACGCCGTGAACGTGTTTGAGCCACAGATACGAGAAGCGGCCGCTAACCTGTATTGTTCGAATGATAATCATATTTGTTCAGCATCTAGTATAGCACGTTTTTCGAGATTTTTCAAACTCTTTTTACACAAATCCACGTTCACGCTCAATACTTTGCATGATTGTCTCAACCAGCTTAGCATGCAGGTTGTGTCGGTAGTCGCCGGGGTATTCCATATTGAACTCCGTATTAAGCGCATCCAGCACTTTCTGCCGGGGAAGCCGCCGGGGATTCGATGCTATGGCATAAAGCTGGGGCTCACCCTCTGAACCGCGCAGCTCGACATGCTCGAAGTATTCCTGCAGGAGGTTGCGGAGGCTGTCATGGGTATGGAAGTGCTGCATCGTCCACACACCGCTGCGGTAAGTGGCACCGAAGTTTTCTTTATCGAGGAACTGAATATCCCGGCCGTGGCTGTTGTAGGTCTTGAACGTCTTGAGATGCTCGGTAAAACGGAGGCTGCGAGTCCCGATGTAGATACGACCATCCTTTTTCAGCAAGGCATTGCAGGTCGTCAGTACAGCATGCTCAAATTGGCTGTTCACTACGGAATTGAGTACGCTATCGAGCACCACCACATCTTGCAAGCCGTTGGCGTTCATATCAAGCTGGAGCTTGTTAATCATCTGCACTACGGCTCGCACATTGAGAGCTCCTTTCTCTTGGAAATGCGGCTCATAGGCCAACATCTTATACCCCTGTTTTGCCAGCATATTGGCATAGGCGCAACGACCTGAGCCAAAATCCACGGTGCGCTCATTTTTAAGCAATGAGGGGATGATGTGGTTTTCGTAGAGGGAGGATGTAATGAGGCGTGACTTCTTGCCCTGCAATCGGTGCATCTGGCAATGCAACTGGTTATAGGATTTTACGCCCAGGGCATCGTAAAAGTACACACCGTAGTCAATGGAGAGGTAGCGTATCATTTCCTCTTCTTGCTCATTGGGAATCATGTAGCAGAGACAGGGAACCCGGAGCTGTTTGCAAGCCACAGCATAATCCGAATTGAGCAGGACTCTCCCATCTTCCGCGCACACAATGGAGCCCCAGCCGCCGTACCGCATGATTAGGCCACTCATGCCGTTTACAATGAGCGCATTTGCGTTACGCTTAAACTGGATGCACTCAGGGGCTATATAGGAGTAGGTTTCTGGTTCCAGTTCACTTTCGGCAAGCTCCAACGTGACCTGAGTCTTATTGGTTTCGATGCTGTTGTGAAAGAGGTTGAAGCGGATTTCATCGGTTCGGGTGATTCCCTGCAAGCGGATGGCCGGACAATGCGTCAGACCGATGGTTTTCATGGCTCGGGTGCGCTGGTGGCCAGCGGTCAGGATGCCGTTCTCTCCGTTAATGATAACCGGCTTAATCACACCGAACTTCCGCAGGCTCTCCTGCAGAAGCACGAACTTTTCTTCGGTCAACTGGCGAGGGTTGTAATCAGCCGGGGCAAGCTGGTCGAGCGGATAGGATGTGATGAACTCTGCTTTCATGGTAGATAAGGCGTTGCTTACTCTGCATCAGGCTTGTTGCGGAAGTTAGAATCGCCGTATTCCATCAGCTCCAGCGCAAGCCCGTTATAGTTTCCGTGTACAGAACTGTAATCCTTGAGCAGCTTCTCGAAGCGCTCGACCTCATCCGGCTGCATGTAGATTTTCTTGGCGCCGTAGGAAATAAAGGGGAGATTGGTAACGGTGCTATCGTTGTCTGCATCCAGCGGCACGGAATCCGGCACCTCATTCATCTCCTCAATCTGGGAAAGGATGTTGTTGATTTCAGATGTCTGAAAGCCGGTAAGCTCCAAATCAATCTGCCCATCCAGCTCACGGATGATAGCGTTCAGTTCGTCCTCATCCATGTTGGAGAGTTCGGCAATCTTGTTGTCAGCCACCATGTCAGCCCATTCGGCGGCTTCGTTCTCGTAGTCCTGATAATCGACAGGAACTTCCTCCAGCCCGAGCATGCGGGCGGCCAGCAAGCGACCGTGACCTTTCACGACAAAACCGGAGCGGCGGCTGACAACAATCGGATTGCGCCAGCCCTGGTGTCGGATGATTTTCGCTAAGGCGATAATCTGGTCTTCCGGGTGGCGGTTCGGGTTACGCGGATTCTCAATCAGGGAATCGGTGGCAGCAACATCGGTGTGTGCGCAGTAAATCTTACTCATGCCCAAGGGGTGATGTCAAAATTTGCACGATTCGACTTCATAGATGCTTCATTTAAGAGCGACAAATCGGGAGTTTAACACGGTCAAAT